AGCACGTCGGCGTTGACGATCCATGCCTCGTCGCGGAGCTTGGTGAAATCGCCATGGCACGGGACATCCGCGTAGTGATGCGCCAGCACGGCGCGCGGGAACGGTTCGATTTCACTGAACGCGAGCGGCTTCCAACCAAGCTGGTGCCACGCGACGGAAGCCGCCTCGATGCCGGAACAGACGGAGAGGTATTTCATGCCGCCTTCTCCTCAGGTGGGAACTCGGTGGGAACGGGGAAACTCATGCCGCTTTCTCGCGGCTGCGGGCAAACGACCAGATGGCTCCCGCCTTTACTCGCTCGTCCATCGTCACGCGCTCCGCTTCATCAAGTTGGTGTTGAGAAGCCTTTCGGCTGCCGAAGCCGCTAGCCCGTCGCGCCCCTCGGCGGCGACGGTGCGAAGCGGCGCGCGCGAATTTTCTTCGCGCGTCTCAAGTCTAGTCTCGTCTTGTCTCGTCTCTGTCTCCGTCTTGTCTCCGTCTTGTCTTGTGGCGATACCGTCTCGATAGGGTTCAAATAGAGTATCGAGAGCCTTGCGAACGGACGCCTCCCGGTCGAATTTCTTGCGGCAGATTTCGGCCCTAAGCTCTTGAAATGCCTTGGCGCGCAAGGTGCCGCTGCTCACCTGTGCAAGCTGCGAGAGGATGCCCAAGGCGTGCTTTTGGTTCTGAGGGCCGTTGAACTCGACCCAATTGCCTATCAAAACCGTATTTTCCTCGGCATCCCATTCGATGAGCCCTGCTTTCGATAGGGTATCGATAGCCTCTCGGAACTGTTCCTCGGTGATCCCGATGTCGGCCGCCGCATAGAGCGGGTGGATGTCGAAGCACCCAGCCGAGTTGGCATGTGGGCATGTGAGGAGGTAGAGATAGACGTGGCGGGCCTCCAAGCTCGGAAGGCCGCGGAACTTCTTGGATCGCCACACCGTGGGCGAGACCTTTGAAAAATCGCGCACTAGGCGGCCCTTCCTCTTTTGTGAATGTAGATGGCCGAGCGGATGGTTTTCCGGATCATGTCGCGCGAGGTCTCGGAAACGCTCGCCGCGGCATGGGTGGCGCAATAGGAGGAACCGTCGCGCTGGGGGGCGTTGCAGAAACACTTGCCGGCGATCACGTCGGGGTGCTCGCTCACCGGCCACCGGCACCCGGTCACGTCGAGGATGCCGATCTGCGAGGCCCTGGCGGGCTTGGGAACGGGCACCGGAAGCGCCGGGAGGATGAGGCCGAGCGGCACCTTGGCCACCTCGGGAATGCGGCGGGTGGGCTCGCACGCGCGCTTGGGCGTGGTGTTGCGGAGAAGCTGGGGATTGATGCGCTGGCCCTCCACCGCATCGAGGATGGTGCGGGGGCGCTGCGGGCGGGGCCTCGTCTCGCACGGCGGCGGCGGAATGAGGCCGCGCTTGATGCGCTCGCGATTCCATTTGCCGATCACCGCATTGCGGGTGCACCCGAGCATGGCACCCACCTCGGAGGGGGATTTGCCGTTGCTCATCGCGGTGAACATTTCCTCGATCTTCTCGGCCGTCCATTTCATGTTCATGCCCATAGGCTATGCTCCATATTGCGCGGCGAGAAGCGCGATCCGGTGTTTGTTCCGTGGGCGGAGGAGAACAGGCTCAGATATGCTCATGGGGTTTCGCGCCTCCGGTAGTTGAGGTGCCGGGGGCCGCATTTTCCGGTTCCCTTGTCGTGGGAACGCTCGGGCTCGGGATAGGAATCGCGCTCGAAAATGCACCGCCTGCCGCGGCCCTGTGCGGCGATGATCTGCGGGGAATGGCACCACCGGCCGCCGTCTGCATCGTGGCGGATATGGGCGCAATCGCGGCACAAGGCATCGGTGGTGGTGGTCGTGGTCTTTAGGTCCATCATGCTTCCCCCTCAATGGCGGCCTCGATGTCGGCCAGTTTGACGCGAAGCGCCGCCTGTATGGCGAAGCGCGAATAGCCCTTCTTGCGGAGATCACGGATGCGCTGCGCCATCGAGATTTGGGTGTCTCCGATTTCCTGGCGCTTGCCTTGGGCGATGCGCCACTCGGCCACGGCGTGATCGATTGCCGAGGACGTCCAGAAACCCGGCTCGGCCGCCCCCTGCAATTTCGCGGCGCGGCGGATCGCGGCGCCCACGTCATCGATGCCGAACCGGGCGATGGCCCGGCGCAAGGTGCCGATCGCCATGGTCTCGAAAGGCTTTATGGTCGATTTGGGCTTGGGATAGACGAGCGGCGTGATGCCGCCGATCTCGCACGCCCGATCGATATCGAGCGCCCACGCCGCGCCGGCGGCGCGCCCGGCCTTGAACAGTTGAAAGATGGTGATCGGCGTGGTGTTGCCGTTCACGTCGGTGAAGATGCCCGGTTGGTCACGCTCCGAGGCATTGACGATCGAGCACGGCACATGCTCGAAACCGCGGATCAAGGCGGCGGTGGCGCGGTGCTGGCCATCGATGATGGCGAACAATTCCCCACCCGGCACCCGCGCGACGATCAGGGGCGCAAATTTGTTCCAATCGAATTCACCACAGATTCGGGTGATGACGCGGAGCCCCCTGCCCTCGATCCGGCGTTGGTATCGATCGTCAATGCGGAGCGAGGCGAGCGGGAGATAGGCGAGCACCGGCAGCGCGCCGGCGGGGCCGGGCTTCGCGTGGTTGAGGGCGAGGCGCGAGAGCGGGAGAAGGTTGCTCACGTGTGATCCCTCCAATTCACGCGGCGAAGCTCGGGCGGGCCATTGTGACCGCGCTGCCAGATGAACCACGCGAAATCCATGGAGGCCGAGGCTTTCGGCCCGGTCCACCCGTCGCGGTGCATCATCGGGAGGCGCTTGGAGAACACATGCACGCGGGCGAGCGGGCCCATGTCGAGGATGTCGTTTCGCGTGGTGCCGGGGCCGCAAGCCGGCTCCCATATCAGGTGTGGAAGCCTCTCGACGGCGAGGAGCGAAAGCACCGCCTCGCGCGGGGTTTCGTATAGGTCATTTCGGCGCACATCGAGGGCGTGCGCCTTGTTGCCGGTCTCGGTGGCGAGGCCGGTCACACGAGCACCCGGTAAACCCAAAGGCGCTCACCGTCGCAGCCACCACCGATGCGTTGGCGCTCGACGGTGTAGCCACCGAATTTCGCCTTGCGGAGATCGCGGAGCCGGGCCGACACGGATGCCTCGGGGTGGCCGGTCTCGCGGGCGATCTGGAAAAGCGCCCGCCATTGGCCATCGCGCATGAGGCGGAACACGTCGGCCGCCTGGCCATCGAGGCGGGCCCCGTCGCGGGCCCGATCGAAGGTCTCGCCGTCGCGGTCGCCCTTGATGGCCGGCGGTGTCCAGTCCCATAGCTCGGGCTGCATCATGTGCGCGACTCCCGCCATGCGCGGTTGCCGGCGGCGCGGAGGCGCAAATATCCCATGCGAAGGCCCTTCACCTCATCAGGCGCGCGCGAATAGGCATCATGGAATGCACTCCGATTAGGTTTCTGGTTGCGAGACGAGAAACCAAACGAGGAGCCATCCCCATGTGTAAGATCATCGATTTGCGAGCGGAGAGGCGGGCGCGCCGGGGAACGCATGACGAAAGCCGGCGCACCCGCCTTCCGAGCCGGGCAGGGAGGCCACCCGGCCTGGTGTCGATCGGCGTGGTGAGCACGGAACTCGTGCGCCGCCTCACCGAGAAGGAATGAAAGCCGGCGGGGGCGCCGTTGTGTCGCGTGATCCCCCCGCCGGCCCGTGCGGGCCGCGCGATTTGCCGTGATGTCGCCCGTGCCCGTGCAAGAGCCGGATCGCGCGTCTCTGCTTAGTCGGATGCCGCACGGCACCCGGTGGAGCCCCTTGCACGGGGAATAGAAAGGGCCCGCGAATGAAGCGGAGCGGGCCGAGGTGCCACCGCGCGGTGTGATCGCGCTTGCCATGCTCGCGTGAGCGAATGGGATCGCATGGCGGGTGGGGGAGGTCATCAGGCGGCACCCATCGTGAGATCGGGTGCGGGATCGGTGACGGCCGCAAAATCAGCAAGCACGAGGTCCACGCCGGCGCGCCGGGCGGCCTGCCAGATGGGATCGTGTTGGCGGGGCGGGATGAACCCGCGCAACCGCCAGCCGCTCACCGTGGTGGGATTGCGATGGCCAAGGGCGCGCGCCAATTCGTTGACGCCCCCAAATTTCTCGATGATGCGCTCGGCTTGTGTCATGGCGCGTTTTGTACGCTCAAAACGTATGTATGTCAACGCGCAAAACGTATAAAAAGAGGTCTATGCGATGTGCTTATGCCCAAAAACCCATCGGCGCCCGTCGCCACAAAACTCAAGATTGTGCGCGAGCGTTCCGGCCTCTCAATGGCGGAGGTGGCGAAATCATTGGGCTTTCGCGGCGCGTCCTCTTATCAGCGATACGAGGGTGGCCGCGCTCGACACGCCCCGCCCGCTGCTGGCGATCTATCCCGTAACCTTCATCATCAAGAGGTAAGCATGCTCCGCGTTTTGATCCCCCTCGCCCTGGCCCTCGCCGGCTGCGCCTCCTCTGGCCCGATCACATCGGATTTCAACGGCGACTCCGTGAAAATCAAGGTGGCGTGCGGGCTCAACTACGCATGCCAGAAACCCCGCCCCGAGGATCAGGCGGCGGCCGATCGCCTCTGTTCCACCCGTGGCCGCAAGGCCGAATATGCCTCCACCGCGCCGGCCAATGTGATGAGCGCCAACGGCGTGATGATGGAGAATTACGAACACCTATATATTTGCGTTTGAGAATCGGGGCTTACGTTTCCCCCGTCAATATTGTGCACTGCATACGTTTTTCACGTTGACTAATACGTTTTAAGCGTATAGGGTTTTCCTCGTTGCACTCACACGAGGAGGCCCCGCATGGGCACACATCGCATCATCGTCACCGGCAAGAACCGGGATTTTCCCAACACTGTCAGGATGCCTTTCGGCGTCGGCGTTGACGGCCGGGTGATCTCGGTGCCGATGCAAATCCGCGCCAACGAGATCAAATGCCCGCGCTGCGAAGGCTGGGGCGAATATGAGGCGGTGCGCTGCACCACCTGTGACGGTGACGGCATCGTGACCCGCGAGGTGGCCCATGGATAAGGCCCCCGCCACGCGATCGAATCCCATCCTCACCGCATCGATCAACGCTGCGGATGCGGCGCGTTATCTGGCGATGTGCGCGCGCCGTGAATTGGATGGCGGCCCCCAAAGCTGGGAAATGACGCAAGCCACCGATGCGCTCACCACCGTGGCCAACGCCCTTGGCTATGACCTCACCAAGCGCCCGGCCCCCACCCCCGTCGCCACCCCGGAGGCCGCATAATGTCCGAGGTCGATCACCTATTGCATGAGGCCACCAAGGCGGCCGACGTGCTCAAGGCACACCTTCGCACGATCGCTGGCGATGACGAGGATGCCATCCGCGACACCATGGAAGGCGAGATTGACCTCAAGGGTTTGATCTCGTGGGCGGCGGAGGAGGACGTCAAGGATGATGGGCTTGTCGAGGGGCTTGAAAGGACAATCCGCAGCCTCACCGAGCGCAAGAAGCGCATTGAGAAGCGTGTAGACCTTCGCCGCGAGGCCATCCTCACCGCCATGCAAGCCGGCGAGTTGCGCCGGGTGGAGACGCCATGCGGCACGATCTCGCGCAAGGCCACCGCCGCCAAGGTGCTCATCCTTAGCGAGGAGGAGATTCCATCCGACTACTGGAAAACCCCGGAGCCGGAACTCGACAAGAAAGCCATTGCTGACGCGCTCAAGGCCGGCACCGAGATCAAAGGCGCCATGATGAGCAACGGCGGCGAAACCATACAGATCAAGGTGTGACCATGAACAATGTTGTGGCCCTCACCGAGGCATTTCGCCCGGCACAGATTCAGTTGATCCAGCGGATGAATCCCGACTGCAATAATGTCGAATTCGATCAGTTTTTGCATGTCGCGGCGCAACTCCGCCTCGATCCGCTGCGGAAGCAGATTTACGCCTTTGTGTTCAACAAGGACAAGCCGGACAAGCGCCGCATGTCGATCGTGGTGGGGATCGACGGTTTCCGCTCGGTGGCCAAGCGATCCGGCGAATATCGCCCCGACTCGCGCGCCCCGCGCTTCACCTACGATCCCGAGGAGATCAACCAACTCACCAATCCGCTCGGCCTCGTGTCGTGCGAGGTCTCGGTGTTCCAGTATGCCCACGGCGAATGGCACGAGGTTGCCGCGGTGGCCTACTGGTCGGAATTCGCGCCGATCGTGGAGGGCGGCAAATGGGTTTCCGACGAGGAGACCGGCCGCCGGTCCTTCAAGAAGGATGGCACGTCGGTTCTCGATCCCAACAAGGAGAACTGGCGCAAAATGCCGCGCGTGATGCTGGCGAAATGCGCCGAGGCACAGGCGATCCGCCGGGCATGGCCCGATGACCTCTCCGCCATCTACGCCGATGAAGAACTCGACCGGGCGCGCACCATAGACCTCACGGCCACCGAGATCGCGGAGAAAGCCGCGGTGGAGAACCGCCTCGCCCTGGTGGGTGGTGCCGATGCCATCATGTTCGACATGGGCGATGGCTTGGAGCGGTTGCCGCTCGGCAAGGCCGCCGATGCCATCCTCGGCAAATTCCGCACGATGCAGCCCCACGAGGTGATGCAATGGAAGAACGCCAACCGCATCCCGCTCGGTGAATTCTGGGCGCGCAACAAGACCGACGCCCTGGCGGTGAAGCGCGAGATTGAGCGGATCGAGAAGGAGACCGGCGCATGACCTATGCCCTTGTGTCGATCTTCCTCCTCACCGGCGATATCTACCTAGAGCGATCGGGCCTCACCTTGCAGCAATGCGCGGGACAGGCGGCGAAGCTCCGCCGCGAGACCGAAGCGGTTGCCGGCAAGATCAAGGCCGCCAAGGGCGAGGTGCGCTATTACTGCCTCCCCGAGGCGCAATCGGTGGTGGGGTGGCCGTGACACAGGCGCCCCATTGCCCCGAATGCGGGGCCCTCCTCGATGATCCCAAGGATCATTCGGATGCCATGCGCCGGCGGTTTTTCGCCATCGTGCGCGAGGCGTGGAGCAACCTTCCCGACGTGGAGCGCGCCCGCTTCCCCAACTCCGAGGTGCTGCGCAAAACCGCGCTGTGCCGCATCGGGTGGGCCGAATGCAAGGTGGTGACGTGCGGCTCCAACAAGGCCGCGCAAGAGGTCGCCCTCCTCGCCTCGCACCTCGACCGCTATGCCATCGTGGACATCACCGGCACCGTCGTTTCGGTGTTCACGGCCCGCTCGATGAGCAAGCGCCATTGCCCGAAAAAGACGTTCCTTGAGGTCTCCGAGAAGGCCCTCGATTGGATTTCGACGGTGCTCGGCACCGATGCCGCAACACTAGGAAAGGCCGCCTGATGCCCGCACATAACAGCCCCGAGTCGCGCCAGAAATCCGCCGAGCGGATGCGCGCGCAATTGAAGAACCCGGAGTTTGAGGCCAAGCGCCTCGCCGCCATCAAGGAAGCCGCCGCCCGCGGCGTGTACAAGAAGCAGAATTCGGAGACCAACAAAAAGATATGGGCCGATCCCACCAAGCGGGCGATCCGCCTCAAGGCGATGCGCGCCGCCTATGATGACGAGAAGCGCGAGGCGGCCCGTGCCCGGCTGGCGAAGCTCCGCACCGATCCCGAGTTTGAGGCGAAGCGCCTGGCGGCCCTCGCCAAGGTACAGGCGGCCACGAATCTCCGCATGAAGGCGATGGCGATCGCCACCCACCGCAAGCGCCGGGGCTTTGACATTCCGCACCACCTCAAGGCCGATTACAAGTTTCTGAGGGAGCGGAAGAACCTTTCCGCCCGCGAGGCGGGCCTCGTGCTCGGGCTGGTGCGCCCATGAGCCTTGCCCATGCAACCGATGGCACCGTGCCCGCCCACCCGCTCGGCATCCCCAGCGATGGCCGGAAACGCTACTCCATGACGGCATCGATGGCGCGCGCCTATCGGTGGCTGGTGTTGAACCGCCCGCATGACGGGGAATTCCTCCTCAATTTCCGCGAGGCGGCGGAAGGCATCGGCTGCAACACCTCGGCGGCGCATTTCTCGGTGGTGGCGCTTGAGGAGCGTGGATGGCTGCGCCGGGTGAACCCCTCGCAAACCAACGCCCGCTTCGCATTCGTGCACCCCGTCAAGATGTTTCGGGAGCCCACCGGCCATGACTGATTTTGCCTTGACCGGCCGCAGCGTCGAGGAATGGATCGGCAAGACGCCCGACTCCCGCCCGCCGCCGCGCGTGCTCGATCGATTGTTCCTCCGCCAGGGTGGGCGGTGCGCGATCTCGGGCCGCAAGATATTCCCCGGCGACATCACCCACGCCGATCACATCGTGCCGCTCAAGGATGGCGGCGCGAACCGCGAGCAAAATCTCCAACTCGTGCTCGCGGATGCCCACCGGAAAAAGACCACGGCCGAGAACACCGCCCGCGCCAAAGAGCGCCGCTTGCGCCTCAAGCACCACAACCAATGGCCCGAGACCAAGCGCCCGCTGCGAAGCCGCGGATTCCCGAAATCGAGAGGAGACTACGCCGATGAATGACACGTGGTTATGGCTGGCGATGGCCGCTTCCATCGTCGTGGCGATGGGGGCCGAGTTTCTGGCCTCGCGCCTGTTCAAGCGGATGGCTGATCGATCGGAGTTTGATGGCGGCTTCCGCCACGACAATGAGCCGATCCACATCACCCGCGTGCGCGCCCCCTTCATTGTGGGGGATCACGAATGAAGCTCGCGGCCCTCATTGCCTCGCTCTTGCCGGCATTTTTCCGCCGGGAGGAGCCCACCCCCGAACCGCCCATCCCCGAATTCACGCCGGTGACGGTCGAATTGCGGATCGCGCGGCGCCTGCACATCAATGAACTCACATGGGAAATCTGAAACATGCTGACACAATTTGCTGCCGTGCTTGCCGCCGAACAGCGCGAGGGGAACCTCCAAGCCGAGGAATTCGTGGCGCGCATTGACGCCCACATCCGCGACCTTGAAACGCTCAAGGCGTGGGTGCTGGACTCGGCCCGCCTCCGCTCGCAGGCGATCGGAAGCCTCATCGGTGACGAGGCGCCGGCGCCGGCCGCCGAGGTCGCCCCCGAGGCCACCGAGACCGAAGACGCGCCCGAGGCCGACGAGGCAAAGGTGGCGGCATGAGCAAGAGCACCTTTGCCCATGGCCAGTTGAGAAGCCTTGTGGAGCGCATCGAGCGGTTGGAGGCGGAAAAGGCCACGCTCGCCGGCGACATCCGCGAGGTCTACGCCGAGGCCAAGGCCAACGGTTTCGACACGAAAATCCTTCGCAAGGTGATCGCGCTGCGCAAGAAGGAAGCGGCGGAGCGCGAGGAGGAGCAATCCATGCTCGATGTCTATCTCGCGGCGCTCGGGATGCTGGCCGATACGCCGCTCGGGCAGGCGGCGCTCGCCCGCGAGGGGCTGGCGGAGGCGGCGGCATGACCGGCACGGCGCTCATCATCTACCTTTGGGCCATGGGCGGCCTCTTTATCGGGGCGATCTTCCGGCGCGACATGGGGGCCACTGTCATGGAAACGATTTTCGTCATGCTGACATGGCCCTTTGCGCTGCCGGCGGCGCTCATCCTTGATGCCTATGCGGAGTCGCGGAAGAAATGAGCGATGATATGATTTCCGTGCTGGCAAAACAGTCGGAAGAACTCATCCGGCAAGATGCCGAGATCGCAAGTCTACGCGCGGCCGTTCTGGAAATATGCGAAGTGGCCGTTGAGAAAGACAGGCAATGCAAGGTGCTGGCGATAGAAAACGAGCGGTTGCGGATTGGGGCGCTGACGATCGCAGGACACCCGGAGCTTTATGGCACAAAAGGTGCAGACATGGCCCGCGCTCTTGTGAAGGATGAAACATGACCGGCGATCTATTCAACCTTGATCGCGCACTAACCCCAGCCGAGCG